TGTTTTGCCCGAAATTGTATATTGCATTTGGGTCCACAGCATCTTGAAAGCAACGAAAGTTTATAGTTGTTGCTTCCAATCTCATAATAGCAGTTCCCCCGGCTGAAACAATGTCTAACTGATTAAAATCTGTCTGCCTTACGTATGATGCTACTGCCCCATCTGACGACCTTTTAAACTGTACTGATCCATATACACCTGTTGCACCTATTGTAACCGGGCCTATAAAACTTGCACTTGTACCTGATAATGTACCTGTAAGCGTACCGCCTGTCAATGGCAAATAACCACTTAAAGCACCTCCATAATTTGGTATGTTTAGCGTATTTGATACAAAGGTCGCAGCACCAGAAGTCCCAGTTGTAGTTAGCGTAATTGTCCCCTGCTTACCATTGATCTGGTTTTGTACTTTACCAAAGGCTTGTAAAATAGTATCCGCTGCAACTACTGCACCACCTGTGACTGATAAGCCTGTTAATAACTTTGACGTTATCCTAGCATCCGTAACAATCCCTGCTACTGTCGTTCTATACGCTATATTATCGCCTGTTATGGCAATAGGTATTATATTAGCATCTGCAACCGATCCCGGTAGCGCAGTAAAATCCTTTAAATAAACTCCATTAATTACTGGCATATCTTTTTAAATTACAAATACATATTCATCGTTGCCGTTATCCACATACACACCTGCATTCTGCGCCCATACATAGTAGTTAATCTCGGCATCTACTATTGCGCCATATCCTGTGATAACTCCTGTAAATTTAACAAAATCTTCGCTAGTTCCGCTAATCTCTAAACTTTCTAAAAATCCCTCACCTGCATCTCCCTCATTCGTATCGGTATTAATCATTGACCAATCCATCATCGTTCTTGACCTTCCTAATGCTTTTAAATCATTCCATCCTATGATTGCCTGATCTACGGCATAAACCGCCTCAAAGTTTACAGAATAGGAATGTAACTGACCTAACTGCTTCTGCCCCATTTCCTGAGTGCTTTTGCAAGTCTTAATAAAACTGATTAATTCGCTCAAAGAATTGCTCAATAAGCAACCAACTGGCAAATCATTAATGTAAAGCATTAAGTTAGTCATAGCCTGTTATGTTTCCACTAAATTTAATAAAATCCTGAACCTGTCCAACTATCTCTAAATTTTCTATAAATCCCTGTCCTTGTTCGCCCTCTATTCCATCGCCTGTAATTTCCCAATCAATCTTAACTCTTTCAAGCGATTTTAAGCCTGTCCAAGACATTATACTGTTATCGGTAGTCATAACACCATCAAATGGTATTGAGTAGGTGTAAAGCCTTCCTAATTGAGATTGCGCGCCCGATTGAGTAGTCTTGCAAGTTCCTATAAAACTAATCTGCTCTGACCTACTAAATGAACTTAAACAACCTACTGGCATATCGTTTATATATAACATCATGGCGTTCCTTTTACTGTTACTCTAGTTGTCGCTCCGTAATCTGGTATTTTAAGATAATCCAAAGCAATCTCTGCATTTACAACCCTGCCTAAAACTGCCTTGCAGATATTTTGTTGCAAATCATAGTTTAGCGATAAATTCATAAAGTATCCATCAATTGAGTTAATCGACCATCTGGTGACGGGATTAAAGTACCCAAAGATAGAGCCTTCAAATCTAACAAATGGTCCTGCAAATAATCTCTGTTTTTCTTCAACTGCTATTCTTAGAAATTGTTTATTTGCCTCATAAGGCTCAGCTAATATGCTCTCAGATAATCCACGCCTTACCCATCCTTCTGTTAACGTAGTTTGATCATCCTGATAAATAGCACCTACGTACATTTTATTAGGACTGTCTCCATTAAATACATTGATAGTCTCTGGCACAAAAGTAAATTTGCCTGTTTGCGTAGCCGTATGTATCTCTCCAACATCATCACCAAAATCTAAAAATACGTATGCTGAAATCCTAGTATAAACAATGTTATGAGTAGTCCAAGGTGCTAATATTCTAAATGTAATATTTCCGCTAATAGGCACAGGATTAGATATAATTGTTTCTGTACCTCCAACTCCTATTTGACTATTAAGCTGATAATAATTTATGCCAGGCTGTACTGGTGTTATTGCCCAGCTTCCATCTGCCTGTAAATAATGAGTGTTTAATCCATCGTATAAACTAATGACAAAATTCATATCCGTTCCATACAAAGGATTAGGATTTTCATATTCAATAATAAACTTTACTCTTTCTTGATTTGTTATGTTAAATGTTACAGGAATTAAGTTATTGTTTTGATAATAGTTAGTCAATACCGGATAATTGCCTTCAGTAGTATAAAATATTACGCCACCAGTTGGATATAAACCTGCATACATTGTGCCTGTTTTAGTATAGCCGGGAATTATTACGGTATCACAGGGACCAATAGGATCACCTACGCAACTTCCTGCACCTGCTAAATTAGGATTAGCTAACATTTCATCCGTATTTTCAATCTTGCCATACAAATAAGACATAGACGCATTTTTATATGGTCTATCAATCATTTTCATTTGGTCTGTATTGATATGGAAGTAAGGCGCTAAAACAATGCCCTCACTCTCACCTCCTAAAGTAGCATCTAAGTCAGTAGTTATAGTTGGCTGATCATAAATCCGGTATCCATCTAAATATCTACGGAATACTAAATCACCACTTAAAGCTAGTTCAGTTGGTCTATAAATATACCATTCGCCGTCACTTTGCACAATTACCGCAGTCCATTCCTCTAGTATTGACCTTAGCACATCCTCACAATTCATTGGCGTAAACTGATCATCCTTTAAATACCGCTCAGCATTTACATAAGCCATATCAAAAGGATCATAAGAATCGCCCTGAGTCATGCTTGTTTCATAAATATTAACGCAAGTATTAAGAACTAAACTAGGTGCATCTAAACGCACTAAACAGGCTTGTATAACCTCTATAAATGTTTGCTTACCTAAATAGAAATTTCCATCATTCTGGACATAGGATAAGTTTTTAAGCAACCCTATTCCATCTACTGCATTTACAGAAATAGCATAAGGTGCAAAAGTAAATGATTCCTGACATCCATCTGGAATGATAAAGCCTTGCCAGATTAAATCATCAAAGTTTCCAGGACTTGCATAACAAACACCATTTGCATTTGCATAGGCTTGACCTTCAGCAGTAAAACCTGTATCAGCATCTGCCAAAGCCTGAGCCGCTGCCTGACTGGTAACGCTTGTATAGTTTTTAGTAAATACCTCTAAAGAACCCTCGCCAGATGCGCATGATGTTTCAAAGACAGCAGAACGGATAGCAGTATATTCTGTAGAGGAATGAGTGCTTTGCAAAAAAACATTTATATCAGTTGTAGGTATAATAGTTGTATCTATTGAAAAAGGGAATACGACAGACCTTTCAGTTGGTATTCCTGTAATTTGCAAATTAACGCCATTATTACCAGATGATGATGTATAACTAAATGACTTAATTAAAACAGTATCACCATTATTAATATTAAATGATCCTGAGGATGTACTAAATTGATTTACAATCTGTACACCATTTACCAATATTTCTAAATTTGTATCAACACCAGATAAGTCCTCCTCTAATTCCCAATTTACTATAAAAGTGATAGGAGTAACTTTACGATATATCTGTACCATAAACTCCCTTTCATTCTCAGTATATAAATCCTCTAGTTGAAAGTCCTCAGTAGCTATTAGGTTTAAGGTACACTCAGAACCAATGATAGGCTCTAGCTTATTACTTGAAGTATTTTGATAGTTAATCTGAATTGGATTCTCCTGAGCCTGTATTTCCTCTATAGCACCTGCATAATCTAACTGAGAAATACTACATAGATATTCATCTGGTATGGCATTAACAATCCTTGTATCTCTGTCTGAATAAAACGTAAAATAATATCTTTGATTATAACTCATGGCCCGAATCTCTGTAATTTAGCACCTGCTCTGTTTAATACACCGATTAAGTTAGTACCTGAAATCTCAAATATAACACGACCACCGCCAAAGTCCTGACCCGATCCTGCTGCACTTGTGCTGATAGTTGATGATGCCTGTGGTATAGGTGCTTGTTGTTTCTTTTTAAATAAGGATGCTATTCCTGCTATTGCAGCAACTCCGGCTAAGATAGGTAACAATGCGCCTCCGGTTGCAACTGTTCCAGATGCTAATGCTGTCGTTGTAGTAGCTGCCGTTGTGGTTGCAGCAACTGGTGCAACTTTTTTACCTATTTTAAACAATGTTGCTATACCTGATATTAATGGAGTTGCACCTTTTATATCTTCTTTGCTTCCGCTACTTAATAAACTAACTACTCCTTTAGTTGCCTCACTTGATAATACAGATAAAAAAGTATTTTTGATTGCTTTACCTAATTCCGAAAAAGAAAAATTACCGTTCATTAATATATCATCAAAAAATGTCTTAAATGATGATCTTAACTGTGGCAATAAATCAAATTTAATATTATCCTGTAATATCTCGAATGGAGTATAAAGTTTCTCACCTAAATTATCAGGTATAAATGTTTTAGTATCTAAAAGTTTATTTATATCAATTAAAGGCTTATCAGTTAAACTAGCAAAAGTCTTTTTGGTATCTTTAGGGAATGATTTTTTAAATACTTCTAATCCCTGACCTGCTAATCTAAATTCAATATCTAAACCCTGTAAATAGTTATCTAATTTAGCCGCCTTTAATTCTTTTATTAAATCTTTTAAACTATTACCCTTACCTTGTTTATCATCAAATAAATTGCCTGTTTTAGCTTCCTCAGTTCTAAGATTGTTTAATATTTGAGTATAGGTATCTATTTCTGATCCTCCTTCTTTAAAGGCTTTTAGTTGATTGTTTATTCCATCTTGTAAAACAACAAAGTTTTTTATTCCTGCTGCACCTAAAGCAACGCCAACAACTTTACTAAATGTAGATGCTTGTTCAACTGCGCTTTTTGTAGTTGCCTCTAGTTGTTTTACAAATGCTTCGCCAAGTAATTTTTCAGCAGCTTGTATTTTAGCTTTTCTTAATAATGAATCACTTAGTAAATTTATTGCATTTGCCGCCTGTTTACTTCCAACAGTTTCTAGCGTTAAAAAATTTAATTGTTCTGGGTATTCAGCTTTTACTGCTTTTAATGCCTCAAGCCTTGCATTCCTAGATAGATTTTCATTTTTAGCAATACCTATTAAACTCTCTAAAGTTGTAATCTCTAATTTTGCCTCTGCCTGTGTCTCAATAAGAGCTTTATTATATTCTTTTTGATTAGCAGTTGCAGTATCAACAACGCCTGATAAATAATTTAAAGCGCCTGCAACCTCTTCAGGATTTTGAGCCATTACTGTTAATGCAGATGTAACTAAAGAAACTGCTAGTAATAAACCACCACCACCAACTAAAGATGATGCTAATGCTTTTAATGCGCCTCCAGTAGAGCCTGATTCTTGTTTTAATCTTTGAAATGATTCTAATAGTGGTTGAATATTGTTTTGAATACCAATAAAACCAAACGGAGCATCTAGAGCAACCCTGCCTAAATTAGTTAAGGCAAAGGAAGCCGTTTTTGCTCCATTTGCAATAGAACCACCTAATGCTCCTGCAGTCGTTGATGCTTCGGATGCAAACTGGCTTAATTTAGCATTTGCACCTTTTAAGTCTTTATCTAATTGCCCTAAAGGTGCGCCAATAGGTATTTCAATTCCTTGCATTGTCCAGATATTTAATTATCGCCTTGTTCATCTGTTCTTTAATCTTGTCCATGTCTTTAATTGCCTCATCCTCATAAATAAATGACATGAACTTTTTATAAGTAGGCATACCCTTGTTTACATGCACTCTCATTCCGTTCCAAGTTGCCCAGCCTATCCGCTCCCATTCCTTTTTTTCTCTATTAAAAAAGCCTTGACATTTAAGAATATATTGATTCCATGTCAAGGCGTAGAAGTCATCAGGCATTAATCCCAGTTCACCAAAAGCAAATGTCAGCACATCTTTATTCCAATTTAACTTTCCGCTTTGCTTTTTTTTTGTTCCGTAACCTCTGTATTTAACCCTAGCACCCTAAAGACTTCTTTAGATACTGTCAGAATAAACTCGCCACCTGAGCCTCCAGAATTATCAATCCAATCATGTACATCAAACTCCGTAAAGTCTAATATCTCTCCTTTTTTCAATAAAGGATAAGCCGCAGCATGATAGATAAATATTCTTAAGAATGGCAGTAATTGCTTACCTAACAAATCCGATAAATCAGTTACCGATGCATCAAAGTGAGTAAGCGTTTGCTCTAAGGCATAATTGCCAAAGAACATCTGCCTATCAAACTCACCTATTTTGTAAGTTAAATGTCCTTCCATAAATTAGTAACCAGGATAAGGATCTACTTCAGTAATATCACCGTCACCTAACAAAGTACCTGTAAAGGTAATAAACTCACCCTCAGCACCTGTAATTTCTAAAGCGCTAAAATAAGCTGCTCCATATTGTGCAGCAAAATTAGGCTCTTCTGTTCCATTTTCTTTTAATAATGCTATCTGGTATTCAGTCAAAGCCTTTGCTCTAGCAAGGTTTTTAATAGTATCCCAAGATGCTTTAGCGGTATCACCACCTGCACCGCTTGTATCTGTAAAAACTCCCTCAAAAGGAATCTCATAAGAATAACTAGTCGGTTTGCGTCTGGTAACTCCCGGATCGCATTTAGTTACAGTCTCAGCAAAATCCCATGATTCGCTAATGCCGTTTGAAGTCAAACACGCTACTGGTTTCCAAGCGCCACCTGTGCGAATGTAAAGCATGAATAAACTTCCTGAGTAAAATTGCTCGTCTGCCATTTTAATTTCTATTTAATTTGTGTTGAAAAGTTAATATGTATTGAAATATGTTTTCTGTTTCTGTTTCTAAAATTGCCTCATTTGTTAATAATTGTAAGGTTTCAACATTTATAAAGTTAGACAAAGTTAAGTTAGTAACCTGTATTCTGTTTTGTATTTCCTCACCGATAACCATAGCAAAACTTAAATCACCATTCCCATTCGGGTATTTGGTTACTATCTGCACATTAATAGTACAAAGATACCAATATCCGCACTTTGTTTGCTCTTGTAATCTTGTCTGGCTTGATAATATAACGTACTTAGCCGGGACATTCTTTAAAGGTGCTGACTTTGAATATACTGGAATAGTAACACCACCAACTATTAAATTGGCTAGTGTACTCTTGTATGCATTCAGTATTGCTAGGTTAGCATCCTTCATTTGTCAAATATAATTATTTTTTTGCATTATATTTTCGTGTTTCAACTTCCAATACTTTCAGTAAAGTTTTAGGATATTGCTGAATGCCTTCAAGGTAGCTAGGAATAAAAAAAGGTTTTGCAGGATAATTTCTTATTTTAATTCCTTTGCCCTTAAAAGGTGCTGCCATCTCTGAGAATCCTTTAGGAATACTAACACCCCCTCCAGTACCGAACTCAACATAAGCAGCATAAGGAGCATTTGCAAAAAAGAATGATCTATTAATAGCTATTGTAGCAATTGTTTTGCCTATGGATTGTCTTAACTGCCCTAAATCTACTACAACTCTTAACTTAGCCTGATTAACCATGCCTTGAGTAGTTTCGTTTGTAACCGCAACCGCTAATCTATTAGCATCTTGACCAAAAGATTTAATCTGAGATAAAAGTTTGGAAATATTTATTTTAGAAGCCATTATTATCATCAGTAACGGATGCCAAAATCTCATAAAATCTAAATGTATCATCTACATTCCTGATTGAATGAATAGTAAAAAAATTCAATTCGTACAGAATGCGCATATCTTTTGTAGGTGCAAAATCTTTTCTAATACGAATCGTAAATCTAAAGGTTTGGTTTATAACCTGTTCTTGAGCTTGTAACTGTCTATTGCCATCATACGGCTTTATATTTGACCATGTAGATAATACAGGTACAAAGGTAATGACATAATCTTGATTGGCATTTTCAACCGAAGTAAATGTGCCAAATGTAATGCGCTTATCTAATTTGCCTGGATTCATTAGAATAAAGTTATTCGTCTGTAAGGAGATAGTAACAAATTTGCAATAGTAGGCATACCTTGAACTGGATTGTCTCTATTCTCATAATAGAAGGCTATCATTTCTTTGATTGCAGTTTCTATATCGTCTGGAACCTCAGAACCTCCCTCATAATTCCATCCGTAACCAGCGACATAGGTAACAATGTTAAATCCAGGTGCTCCAGATATTACCTCTGTAAATCCCGGTGTTTCTATCGTCTCAAAAGTTAATACTTCTAAATCAGGATTTGTTACGTCCTCAACTGATAGCAAAGGATACTCATATATTTTTAGCGCACCTGTTACTGGAGTGATTGCAGTTAATTGTCTTTGCCATAATATTTGTAAGGTCAACTGCTCAGCTTGATTAACCGCAGATTTTATTAATGATGTAATTAAGCCATCTTCGATTGTATAGTCTAGGTCTAGTCTTAGGTACATCTTTGCATCCGCTAGGCTCACTACATTTAACTGGTTCATTCTCTTTAGGTTTAAAAGGTTGCTTTAAATACTCTTTTTTTTCCATTATAATAACGCTAAATTACATATTTTATTTAACCAATTTTCAAACTTGGGCAATTCCTTAGTAGGATCTAATTCCATCGCCCTTTCTAAAGGTGTTTTCTTAGTTTGTATATCATCAATATTCGTAATAGCATCTACCCATCCTTGTATATCGTTTCTCTTGACGAATATCCCTGCATCTGACAGACTATCTCTAAAGCCTAGTATATCAGATGCAATCACAGGAATATTGCAACACAAGGCTTCTATTTGAGCCATTCCGTAACTTTCATATTCGCTAGGCGCAATGAGTAGCTTTGTCATTGCCAGATACTTGCGCACATCATCTACCAACGGCACATATTTTATGTTCTTGACTTTCTCATCTTTGATCTGGTGATAGTACCCACCTTGCACCGCCATAAATTTAACATTCGGCATCCGCTTAGCTATCTCTATTAATATCTGACCGCCTTTGTTTTCGTTATGATTTATCAGCGTGACATACTCAGCATATGGTCTATTGGTTGAGTAATCTCGGTAATCAATCGGCGCGTATAAAGTGTAGGTTTGCTGATTATAGTTTAATTCTCTCTTAGTGTTTTCGCAATTATATACTGTGTAAACATTCGGCCTAATATTGACTTGCGGATAGCCTACGTTATTATGTGCAAAGTTTATTACCTTTTTAGCTTTTAGCCTTTGTTTATTCATTGCATAGTAAGTGCCAGATAGTTGGCAGAATACTAAATCTGCCCAGTCCCACAAATTATTATGGCAGTCTTTGTAATTATCTTTAGCCTTGTAGACCTCTATGCCATCAAACCTGTAATTCTCAGGGCATCTAGTAACGGCCTTGATTTCATGCCCTTTACTCATTAAATACTTTACAACCCGATGCAGATAAATTTCAGAACCTGCCCTTTGGTGAGGTAAGTAAATGCCTGGACTTAATAGAATTTTCATGTTACAGGTATAAACAAATATGGTCTCTGTATCTTTAATGTTCTGCCATCGTAATTGTGTAAATCGCTTCTATGGTAATGAATAGCTTGTATTCGACTAGCAGGATTATATAATGCATAACCTGAACTATTTAACTCATAAGCTATTCTATTATCACAACCGGGTATGCCTAAAAAGAAATCGCAGAAATTTACATTGCGCATCTTACCTCTAAATATCCATACATCTTGACTAAATCTCTCATTGTGTAGCTTTAGACCTCCCGGCTTATCATCCCATCTACTCAGCGCTATGCATTGCCTTTCAGTTAAATTTAAAACATTCAGCGTATGATTAAAATAAATATCTGTGTTAGCCACTATTGATATATCATCCCTGCTAGTGACTGTTCTATCTATGAGATTAAAAAAATCCCGATAGGTAGGTCTTTTAAATGGTATGATTACCAATTTGTCAGAATTTGGCAACTCCACCTCACCCTCTACAAATAGATAAATCTTATTAATATGCAGATTAGCTAAATTCTTATTTAAGCAATATATTAACTCTTTTTGCCTAACTGCGCTTTTATCTGTGTAAATTGAAGTAAAAAGATTAATCATACTGATTTATTATTTCTTTATAATTTTTATGGTATTTATCTATGGCATGATAACCAACAGAGCCTAACTCAAATTCTGTTTCTACCGCAAACTTATTGCAGGTTTCTTTATCGGGCAATTTATACCCCAGCTGCCGCATCATGTTACAAAAGTAAATATCTTCATTGCCATGTACTGCCATTCCTTGATAAGGATGATTTAAACAAATTTCGTGCATAACTTTAGGATTGCGAATACTTAAACCTCCATTCATGCAACCTGGTATGTTCTTAATCCACGCTCCGATAAAATCCCATTCCAAAAACTCCTCAATCCCATCTTTAAGTAATCCAGAATCATGTTGAAACACTATCACCCGGTCAAACCTACAACCACGCCAAAAACTAGGATTAGTCAAGATACTATTATAAATCTGAGGAGTTTTTATTTGGTAAATACCATCTTCATACGGCGGTCTAATATTAAATACATCCCATGAGTTAGGTATAAATTTTTTATGTCTTTGCATAGCTTCTTTAGCTACATCTTCCCGATCATCAACTATTATAGCTGCATTCATACTAATTCTTTGTTGTAATTATGATGGCTTTTTAAATAGCTTGGCAAAACTGATTTATCAAATGGCACAGGATTCCAAAGGTTTAACGCTACACAATGCACATCATCAAATTGATTATCTGGTTTCCATTTATAGAAACAATGATTTAACCAGTCTTTGCGCACCTCATGAGCATGGCCAAATACATTATACTTGTATCTCATGATAGGCTCTGGCTGACAGGTGCTAAAATGATAGATAGTCTGTTTTAGGTTTAAATCCTGAGTATGTTCTTTTCTGTGCAAGTTTTCTAATCGAATAGGTCTAAATCCATCATAACAAGCATAGTCAAAAGACCGCCATAAGTTAATAAAACCGTCAATTCCATAAAATCTATCAATTCCCCTATATGCATATTTTAAAGATGCTTCTAATTCATCCGTTTTATAAACTTCATCCGAATCAACAGTCAGAACCAGATCATACCCATCTGAGTATTTATACTTGACCGACCTGTGTTCATTCTCTGCTCCATATCTATCTGCCCTATCCCAAATCATTTTATCCCGTAAAACCTCTTTACAAGTATCAAAAATATACTGCTCATTATCTGGACATTGCATTTGAGTTCCATGTCCTTGCGATGGCATCATGCTATAAGCTATAACCATTTTATCTACGTTATGCACAACGGACATTAACGCCTCACGCAAGTAATCACCTGCATAATGAATTGTCATAAACCCTAATACTTTAATTTTCATAAATATGAATTAAATTCTTTATCATTTTATCAAATGTATAATTTGCTTTTACAAAATTATTGCCTTGATGCGCTATTGCCTGTCGCTCTGCCTGATTGTTGTCATCCAGGTAATAGTTAATTAAATTTAACAATTCGGGCAAGGTATTCCAGACTCTAACATGAACGCCATCAATGAATGGCATGTTAGGATATGATTTGCATAAACAAAACGCCCCAGATCCTAATATTCTGTATATCCGATCGGAAGTATAGGAATCTACATCGTAATGGCTTAGATTGATAGCTATTTTAGTCGCTCTATATGCTTTTGATTCCTCAGCTTGTGAATGGTTATAATTACCGGCAGCATTATACCAATTGTTGCCATAAACCCCATAAATCTGCCCGAAGTATTTATGTAGCATACTATTCATTTCAATTCGCAATTTACTTAACGGAAATTGAGCCTGTCCGTAATTATTACCGAAAAATGAAATCTCTCTGCAAGTGCCTACATTGCCTACTGGAGTATAAATCTCAGGATCATAACCAATCTCTAAATATCCGCCATTTACTACATTGCCGACATCGCGCATATTTGAAAACAAAGTTTTATTAATATAAGGAGACATCTCTATCATCCATCTTGGCGTTTCATCCCTTATATCACCATTCCAATTACAAATCCATGCGCCTTTTTCTCGCATAGCCTTGACTGTTTCAATGTGAATAATATCAGGTGATTGAATCTGCATGAATATTATATCTGGCATAAACTCTTTAGCTATTCTCACTGCTTCTTGGTTTACATCTTTTGCACCTGTTGATAGTTCGATGTAATCATCACAATTAGCTAAAAAGGCTTTACGTGCCGAATCATTAGGAGGTGGTGCAACCATTAATCCTAAATGGAAAATTCTCATATTTTACGGATGTTATCCCAATCTCTTAGGAACTCTAATATTGATGGGTAATTAACTCGCCCTGCTCCGCACTTTCTACGGACATGAATCCATCCATTTATAACGCCAATACAAATCTCATATTCTTTATGCTTGTATAATCCTTCTTGACCTATAAAGTTGGCTTTGAACATAAACAAATGTAATTAATTTAATAACAAAAAAAAACCTGCCAATTTCTCGACAGGCTTTCCCCATAAACACTAAAAAAGTTAGCTTGGATTAGCATTAAGTGAACCAGTCACAAATGCATCAGTATAGTAAATAGGAAGCGCTATACGACCCTCAACACGAACTGTAATCTTGTTTTCTCTCACGTTAGTACCATCTTCCTCAAAGAACCTAACAATCGGATTCTCACGAACATAAAGCTGAGCACCTTTTGCCCAATCTCCAACAAGGTATTTAGAATCACTCATTGCAGTAGATTTGAATACCGGAACACCTGATATAAACATTTGACCATTTACAGATGTTACAGTTCCTAGTCCTGGCAAAGTGTAATCATTGGTAGTTCCTCTAGTAAGCATCAAAGCATAAAATTGCTCTGGACTTAACAAAATACCATTTGCAGAGTGATTGTTTCCATCAATTTGTGCAATTGAATCAACCAATTTCTCAACCTGAATAGTACGGAAACCTGAGTAAGCCTCAGCGTTAGTAATCAAACCACCAAGATTTGGAGAAGTTCCGTTACCATTAAGCAACTGATTATCCTCTGCGTCAAGATACTGCTCTAATAAGCGAGATTGCAGATAAGAACGCATTGCAGAGATATCATCAAGCGCCTTGCGTGTGATACGCAAGTAACCTGCAATAAACTCAGAAGCTGCAACCTCTTCTGTCAAATCATAGTCAATCTGTGATTTGCTTCCTGAGTTATCTGCCCATGCTCCAACTGATCCCTCAGAACCTGTTTCTTGCAAGTAGTGAATTGCAGAAGTAGTCATAACTCCAGTAGGAAGTAATGATCTGATGTGCAACTTACGCGGTGCAGCTGGGATAATGCCCGGTAGCATCTGTACGTTTGCAGCAGCTATATCAGTAATATTAGATAGTGACATATCGCCAACTGTCTTTAACTCCATTGCAAATTGCTTAATCTCTTTTCTTTTGAATTTCTCCAAATTATCAGAGTTATCATCCATTGCAGTAGCAAAAGCCTGATTGAAAGAAACTGGGTTTGCTTCTTTAGCTTCCATTTTAATTCTGTTGTTTTCTGACATGGCTTCTAGCAATGCTTTTTCCATTTCATCAAATTTAACAGTTGTAGATTTTTGCAATTCTTCTAACTTTAAATCTGCTGCCTTTGTTGCTTCGCTGATAGCGTTTGCGATGATAGTCTTTGCTTCATCTATTGTTTTGGCTTTGTTTGCATCTAGCAACTCCTGAGCCTTTAATTCTAAATGGTCCATTTTTAATTTGTTAAGACGTTAATTAAACCTGTTAATATATTCGGCTTATCAGTTTTAGGAGTGGCAATTTCCGGCTCTTTATCTAATAGTGAATTTTTACCTAAATTGAAAGCCTCTAGTTGGAATTGCTTTAATGCAATCTCCAATCTACCGAAACCTTCATCCGTTAAGCTGCCATCTTTTAGCAACTTAATCATTTTACCAATCTGATCATTAATCTCTCCCATTGTAAAGGATTTAAAACCTGTGAATGGTGTTTCTGGATTTGCACCCAAAGTTACATTAGATCCTTCATATAATTTAATTTCTTTAATCATTCTTGTTCCAGTCTTTTGATCATAGTCAGACTTGACAGTTGAAAAACCAATAGAATGCTGAACAACTATGCCCTCAGCATATAAAATCACTGCATCCTTTCCGTAGGATGTTGGCGCTATTTTACTTTCAAAGTATATACCTCTCTCTTGCGCTTCTAAAATCATTGGCTTGCCATGCGGTTGCGCGTAGTTATGCTGATTTAAAAAGAATATCTCATTTGATCCCATAGGACCACGCTCTGCAATTGTCTTAGTCGCTGCACCAGGCATGATTATATCATCATCGTAATCAATATTGCCAAAACTAGCAAAATAGCCTGTGACTGTCATCCTTTCAGAATCAATGTCCTTAATCTCGGCTTTATAATTTTTATATTCTAATAATCCTTTCATACCGAAAAATTTTATGTAAATATACTTTTATTCATTATCAATTTCATTTAATTTTCTAATTGCCAACACCTGCCGTTTAACCTTTTCTTAAATAATCAGGAGTTCTAGGTTTTAATATCGGCAAACCATCAGCATCCTTTATTGCTTCGGTAGCCATTACGCATCGGCAATTAACAACCTCAGCAGCAGGTGCGCCAACTTCGCCCGGATACATCATTGAAACGCCACCAACTATAAAAGGCTGATTAATTGCTATCCTATCTTGTGTCATTAGCAAATGACTTCGCCTTGTGCGCTTATCCTTTGTATTAATCCAAAACTTTTGCACTTCATAATCAGAACTTTCAGCACCCATATTGATTCCAAAGTTTGCCGCAGTAGTTGATTCTGTTCTTGCAATAACCAATGACCTTGCCCTGTTGAACGCCAGATCATTTAGGCTTTCCTCAAATAACTTTGCCTGATCTCTTCTGGACAAATTTTGTCCTAAAATATCAGCCAATAAGTTTTTTACAATATTTCTAGTGGTATCATCAATGCCTGTAACCTTAGTGCCTCCGATTAGTCTAAAGTAATTTACCATTTCCTCATACCATGCGGCATTAAAGAAATTAATAATAAAGTCCTTTTGAGTTTTAGGTACTGAGTTACGAATCCAGTCATAGCTAAAGGTTGCAGCCGATACGCCAACCTTTGTGTATATTTTTTCTAATCCATAATACAAAGGTTTTTGCTGAACTAAGAACTCAATGTATAAATCAATGTTATCGAAATTGTCCTCATTTACAAATTTTGATACTGCACCTGTTTGGTCATCTAACGCCTTTTTAATGATAGGATAAGCATACGCCTCATACTCTTTATGTAGCTTTAAATAGGTCTTGTGGTATTTAACACTACTTGCCATTTATCGTAGCATTGTTATAAGCCTGATCTAGCGATAACTCCTCAATAGGTACTAAATTAGCCGGAACGTAAATGTTCTGCATCTCTGGAGTGCTTATCTTATCATATCCTTGCGCAATACGCTTCTCATCTGGAGTGATCCAATACGAGTTAGCTAACCATGCAGTAAGCATTTCCATATCTTCCTGCATCTCAGGATAAGAACTAAAGTCAAAGTCAAAATAGTATTTCTTGCCGTATGCCTTAGCATAAGGCTCACAAACAAACTTATTTATCGCATCTCTAATCTTGCGAGATAGCGGAGCGGTTGCGTTATAAATTAACTGCTTAGATGCCCATCCCATGTTGTTGTCAGTAGATGCCGCCTCACTACCTGAGAACTGAATAGGAACGTGAAACGCTGCATAGATCTTCCTAGTGTCAATGTTTAGAGATTCGATTAACTGCAAATCAGTAGAGGGCATTCCTATCTGTGTCCATTTCAAAGGGCCTGAACTCGGGAAAATCCGATCCATTAAAGTCTCGCCTCGCTTTGCATCTACAAACTTATCCTTTAGCACATTCATCTGATCTTTAGTCAGCGATGCACCTGGTCCATCTGGTGATATAAAACCATAAGCACCACCATTACGTATCTGCTTTAGTAATTCGCCATCACCCTCATTCTCTTTTAGTACATTTCGGTAAATAGCTTTTATTGGTGATTGTCCGTAAAGTTGAGCACCTGTCAACGTAAAGTCAGGATTAAAGGATTTAAAGTGAACAACTTGATTAGCAGGTATTGGCTTTTCTGTCATATATACAGACCGCATCTGATAACCTTTTATTGGTTCAAACATTCCGCCTGAGATTATCTCTATAAATTGACTAGGCAAAGAATAAAGTTGTGACCAGATACATTTCTCAGTCATTGCAGTATCTTTAGCATTTCCATATATATAACCATCTCCTGTACATAAGAAAAACCCTGCTAAATCAGTCATCCATTCTTC